CTTACAAGAAGTAAATGAAAGATCCACTGATAGTTGAAGTAGAGACAGCAGACGGAACAATTAGAAATGTTCTTTTAACTCAAGGCGTAGAGATAAGACACTTCTTTGAAATCAATGATGAGATATCATATTTCTATGACCCTGATGAAGCCTCAGAACCAAAGGATTTAATTGGTATGTCTGTCTATGGGATGATAGAAGAAAAAGGAGATATCATAAAAGAAATAAAAAGAGTATTTGATTATTATTCTTTAAGAGATATAACAAATGACTTGCACTCAATCTAAATGTAAGTACCCTGTCACTTGCGATTATAATAGTAATTGCATGGATAAATTAGTAGTAGAAGCTAACAAAAGAAGAAAAATGAATTACAAACAAGCAATAAAAATTGTACTGGAATTAGCCCAGAAAGAAATTGATAACAATGAAGCAACTTATGATGTGCCTAATCTTGTTAAGGATGGCACTTCTGTTAATCTTGAGAAAGCTGAAGAAGCTTTTGAAGTTGTTGAAGAAGAAATAGAAAATTTACCTTATTAAATATGAGCGTTACTTGGAATAAAGATTCAATAGATTTTAGTTTTATGGGAGGATGGACTCTCAAAGCAGAAGCAGACGAAGAGAACAAAGCATTTCATGTTACTATAACAAACAGTGATGGTGACATAACTGATTCAGTTGGTAACGCTAGAAAAGAACATAAATTTTCTTTCGCTTTAGTACAGGAGGATAAAGATGACGAGTGAAACTAACACAAAAATTTTATTAAAGGATGGTTCTGATAATGATTTTGTGGTTGAGTCTACAATCGATTTCAAAGGGGAGCCATTTGCTAAAGGGAAACATACTTTTCCAGATTATCAATCAGCAAGAATGTATTATGACGATTTAATTTCATGGCTTCCCCATGACAATAATCATGACTATATAAAAGAAGAATTGGAAAAAGCAATAGCTGATAGTAAATAAAAAGAATGCATTTTAAAGATGAGATTAAAGCCATAGCAGAATTAGCAAGCGAAGAACATCCTATTAAGATTGCTCACTGGGCTATAAAAAACAAAAAAGAAAGATTAGAAGAAGTATTTAAGTTTAGGGCGAAAACATTTAATAACTTAGAAGACTATCTTGACTTTTGTGTTAAAGATGCTATTGATTAGTATGAATATATTTGCAGTAGACAAAGACCCAAAGATATCAGCACAGCAACTATGCGACAAGCACGTTGTTAAGATGATTTTAGAATCTGCTCAAATGTTATGCTCTGCATATCCTAACGGAGACGCACCATACAAGAGAGCTTTTTACAATCACCCATGTACTATTTGGGCTAGAGAATCGCAAGAAAACTATGAGTGGTTACTGACCCATGCATATGCAATGTGCCAAGAGTACACCAGACGTTATGGCAAAGTACATAAATCTATTGATGCTATTGAGTGGTGCGGTAAAAACTATATTAAGTTAAGGCTTCCACAAAAAGGTCTAACCAAATTTGCACAGGCTATGCCAGAACAATACAAAAACAAATGTAGTGTTACAGCTTACAGGTCATACTATAATGGCGAGAAAGCAGGATTTGCTACATGGAAGAAAAGAGAAACTCCTAATTGGTTTGTAAAAGCATGAATTTTTTTAAACTCCTCCTCGCATATGCCAACATGATGGTTCCTGCTCCTTCCGAGGAGTGGGAACTACATGATGCACACACATTAAATATAGGTGTTGACGATAGCCACTATTTAATCGTGCATACTTCTGGTAGATGGTACGAGAAAGTATGTGACGAAAAAGGAAGACCTTTATATATATGCAACAGTGAACACCATCGCTATATGATTAAATGGAAGGATAATAAACCTTCGATTAAATACAAGGCTCCAAATGGGTGGCAGTGGATTAAGCTGAATTAAAATTAATTTTAATTCAAATCAAAGTACTTAAATAGTTGGTGGGTTTGGATCTCCAGATGGTGGTGGTGGAGGTGGAGTATTACACCAAGTTCTTAATGCAGGGATAGCGGCTGTAATAGCATCCATGGCGGTTTTAACTTCTGGCACTTCATTAACGCAATCCCAAAAACTTTTTCTTCCGTTTACTCTACTTGGTACATTGATATACTCTACTCCTTGATTGTCAGGAGTTGAATATATTTCTTGACCACTAGGGTTATAAGGCAAACATTCAATTTGTATGTTTCCCTGATTGTTTCCAGAAGCATTAACTTCTGGTGCGTTAATGTTTATCTGACGCAACCAAATGTTATCATACTCTTGTTCTGGTTTAGCAGGTACAATGTATGGTTCATTTCTTGGAATTGGATCTCCTAATTTCTTCTTAGCCATAATAAATAATATATTTAATTCTTTAAATTTCTATTTTATTATTACACTTGTGTAAGTAATAATGTGAATTTAATTGTTGTTTCTCATTTGACCACAAAAGAAGGATTATATTTTAGGTATTTGACAATGACGGCTAAGTCGTATCTGGAGATGGATGTAGTGGTTGAAGCAAGAAAAGAACAAATAGATTATTATTACAAACTTCTCAAAAAAAAGGGTTTGTATGACTTTGTTTCAGAAATTGTACCACCAGAATACGAAGTTGATGGAGTAAGATTAGATACAGAATTAAATTATCCTTTAACAGTACAAACAAATTGTATTCACGTTTTTAACGTAACTAATCTAATAATGCAAATTAAAGGATTAGCTAAAATAAAAAAAGAATTGTTTTGATTTTTTAAAAAAACAGAAAATATATTCCTTTATTTGGCAAAATATCATTCGATCTGGGACTTTTTGGTTATTTGAAACTTTTTAATTCACTCTGGTCCATGCAATAACCCTCTCCATGCCCGAGATTTTTTAGATTAGAAGGTTGTATTAAATCTTTTTTCATTGCATATCCTTTGATATCCACTTCAGAATTATCTACGATACAGAGTACATACATATCGACATCTGGATTTTCTTTTTTTGTAGCTAATAGTCTGCCAGATTTGTATGTAGTGGATTTGATATCGTAAGAATATCCCTTCAGCTTGCCATCTGCACTGCCACTCCTGGGAGTTAACCCTAAGTCTGGAAAAGTATTGAACTGTTTTGCGAATGCATACTCAGCTTTCATACCCATGACATCAGCTTCACTACCATCTTGAGTACCAACTTTTGCGTCTTTAACTCCAGAACTTCTGGCAATAATTGATCTCATTCTGCCTAATTGTTCGCATATTAGAACTTCGTCTGGCTGTAGTTTTACAATCACTTATTTGGATTTATTTTGTTCGATCTGGGATCTTTCTTCAATCAGCATTGCTTTAGCAAGGATGGCATAGTTTACAATGTCATCACACGCATCTTCAACTGTCTCGTTCGACACAGATAATTCTTTGTCGTTGGTGAAAGAATTTATTCTTTGTATTTTATCTATGACTCTTATCAGTAAACCTTTGACTGGATGTAAGCCTATTATCTTTGATGAGTTAAAGTTAGCAAAGATATCTGTAGCTGTTTTGCCGCCAGTATAGTCTTTATTTTTCTTTACCATGATTGATTTGCACTTGGAGCAAGTGTCTTCATGGATTTCTAATAGTTCATTTATGTTCATTTTTATAATCTTCTAAAGTTAATCCTACTTTTAGTTTACCTTTATGTATAAGCCGATGACAGTTGGGGCAAGCTATTGTTAAGTTGCTATATTCATCTGTCCCACCTTTTACTCTTGGTACTATGTGATGAATATCGCATTTATCTTTGTCCCATCCACAGTAAAAACATTTTAAATCACCAAATTCTTTATATATTTTAGCACTTATGTGGTATCTATATTTACCTTTTGACCTAGCATCTTTGAGTCTTGCTTTTGCTTTTCGATTGGTGCAAGTTCTTGAGCAATGTTTCGCATGACTACATTTAGTTTTAAAAGGTTTGCCGCATACATCACAATTTTTTTCTATTAATTTTCTATTTTCATTTTGATGCGAGCAAGCACAGCTTCTTGAACAAAACTTACCAAGACCCCTTTTTATAGCATAACTTTCAACAGTAAATTTTTTCTTACAGTATAAACAAGTAGCACTTTCTGTTTTGCCGCTCATGCGCCCCACATAGCTCTTATTCTAAACATCTCTGCCCTGCTCCAATCTTTTATCC